CCGACATCCAGTGCGTGTTCGGGTTCGCGTCACTCGCCGCCAGCAAATACATGCCGTCGGTGAAGGCCAGGCCGGTTCCGACACTCAGGAACGTTCGCGACGCGCTGGCGGTGATGGTCAGGCTGGTGGTGGAGGTCGTCTGCGTGCTGTCGGCATCTTCCGCGGCCGATGCGGATGCAGCCGCCGCCGCAGCCGCAGCCGCCGCAGTCGCTGCGGCCGTCGAAGCCGTGGTCGCCGCGGACGTCGCCGCAACCGACTTCGCGGTCATGTCCGCTTCGAAGTCCGGCAGGGCGCCGAGGAAGGCGTCGGCTCGGGCCGGGAAGTTGGTCGGATCGGACGAGCTCGGAGGCGTCGGAAGGGTCAAGGTCTACACCTCTTCAAGCTCGAGAGTGATCAGGGCCTCTTCCGGTCGGTCCATCGCCACGGTGAAGCGCTTGTAGATGCCGAGGATCAGCAGGGGCTCGAAATAGCCGCTGTCGGCGTCATCGAGGCCGCTCCAGAGCGCGGGCACGGCGTTGAGCTGCGTGCGCAGGGCGATCGCCTTGTTCACCGCGGCTTTCGAGCATCGGACCTGCTGGTTGGATTTGGGCTTGGTCCGCCGCGGGATCAGGATCGCGGTTCCGAACTCGTCGCGCTCGATGGTCGAGAAGTTGAGCGCGTCGTTCTCGGCGTTGTGCTGGGTGGTCCCGAGATAGACGCTGCGGCCGATCAGCAGCCCGCCCAGCGATACGTCGCCAGTCGCCCGCTCCAGGGTCACGGCGACGATGGCCGTGGTCATTGGCGGCAGATTGAACAGCGCCTGCGCCGTCTTGAAGCTGAACGGCTCGTAAAAGTACTCGTACCAGTCGGTGACGTTGCGGCTGCTGAGATCGACCTCGTAGCTGTAGACGGTCAGGTCATCGTCGGTGACGGTGATCGTCACGGTGTCCGCGATGATGCCGACCAGGCCGATGGAATCGACCCGTTGGCCAGGCGTGAGCACGAAGCTCATCGGGCTAGGCGCCACCGCGCCGGTGTTGCGCTCCAGATCGAACGGCGCCCAGCGGTTCGAAGGGCCGATGTCCAGCCAGTTCGCGTGCGTGAGAGCCTGGGAGTTTGATCCGACAAGGCTCTGGTAGAGGCGATGGTTCGGCAGGTCGAGAACGATGTCGTCCTCGGCGTAGGTGCCGGCCGTGTAGGTCTGATAGGTGCGGCCGAGATACTGCCAGGATGCCGGCGAGCTGGCGGGCGTGTTGCCGATGTTGCTGTCGATCAGCGAGGCGTAGACGTCGCGTGCCGTTCCCGTGGCGACGCTCACTTCGTCGTCGGTGGCGTAGGTGGCGCCGGCGCTATAGGCGGCCGGAGCCTCCTCGGGTACTGACGTGTCCGTCAGCATCGAGGCGGTGATGGTGAGCGGCGGAAGCGCTCGCATCAGGCGGCCTCGGTCAGCAGCGCTTCACCGTCACGGGTGACATTGGTCAGCAGGTCCGCGGTCTTGCGCGTGCTCTTGTCGATCCGGTCGAGGGCGGATTTCAGGTCAACGCGAAGTTGTCGGACTTCGGCCTCCAGCGCAGCCGTGTTCGTCCCTCCCCCACCAACCGCAGATGCGATTTGCCGGGCGTTCCAGATGCGGCTTGGGCCGGTGGCCTCAACCTCGGGCCCGTCTTCGCCGACGATGCGCAGGCCGCCAGGGTGCATGCCGCCCGAGGCGAACCCTGGAGGCCGTCCGAGCAGGCTCAGCAGCCCGCTGTCGCCGAGCGAGTCATACCAGGCCTGATCCGCGGCGGCCGTCGGCGATGGCGCGCCTCCGAGTTGCAGCAGGCCGTTCGCGTCCGTCTTGAACTGCTGTGCGCGCTGGAAATCGCGGGCTGACAGCAGCGCCCGGATCGCCTCGTCGATGGACTTGGCGGTTTTGCGGATGTCGTCGAGGTAAGGTGCAACCTTATCCTCAAGGACGTCCAGTTGCGCCTTCTGGAGATCGATCTGCGATTCCGTGGCCTTGAGCGCGTCCTCGCTGACGCGGCGGATGCGGGCGTTTTCCTTCGCCGCGGTGAGCGCGTCGGGCGCGGTCTTGGCGATGCTGTCCCGATAGGCGCTCGCCACCGAGGTGAAGGCCCCGAGCGCCGCCTTGTCACCCTGGGCGGCCAGCGAGCCGACCCGGTCGAACTCCTTGCGCAGGCCCGTCGGGGACAGCGCATCCAACCGCGAGGCGTCGTTGAACTGCCGGATGGTGTCCGCCAGGCTCTCGAACTCGCTGATGGTCTGGCGGATCGGAGCGGCGGCGGCTTCGTAGGCGGCTTGCAGGTCGCTCAGCGCCGTGGAGACGCCGCTCTCGGCAATCTGGAGCAGCAGTTCGTTTCCGCGCGTGGCGTCCTCGACGCTGTCGCTGTAGCGCTTCATCACCCCGTCGAGTTCGAGGCCCTTCAACTTGACCAGCTGGGTGGAGACCTCGTCGAACTGCGACGCGGTCAAAAGGCCGGCATCGGCGGCGCCCTTGATCTCCTTGTCGCGCGCTTCCTGGGCGCGGGTCAGCTGGGTGATGTCATACGCCTTCGGATCGGTGAGCCGCTGGATCTCGTCGGTGACGGAGGTCAGGAAGCCCTGCGCCGCTTGGAACGCCTGCAGAGTGGTGGCGATGTCGTCGAAGCCCTTGCCTGCCGCCTGCATGTCATCGACGAGCTTGCGCTGAGCGTCGGAGACGAAGTCGGCGCCATCGAGCACGGCGTTCAGGGCCGCTTCCACGGCCGCCTGCGGATCGCCCTTAGCTGCCAGGATGGTCTTGCCGCCGGACGTGTAGATCTGGCTCTGATCTCGGGACCCGATCACCAGCCCATTGATGGTTTCCTTGAGCGTCAGGCCGTAGCCTTTCAAGGCTTCCTCGGCCTGCTTGATCGCATCGCCAGCTTGGCGAACGGCGGCTTCGGTTTCCGAGGTCCGGGATTTGCCAGAGAACTCGCCGCTGACCAGATTGAGGCCGGCGCCTTGGTTCGACGGCTTCTGGAACGCGCTTGCAAGGGAAGCCAGCGCGGCGACCGCAGCCACGGCGATCGCAGCCGGGCCGCTCGCGCCGAGCAACAGCGCAAGCTGTCCAGCAGAGGCGCCGGTGGAGATGCCGCCCCCGACCTTGCCGCCGATCAGGTTGCCTGCAGCCGACGCGACACCGAACCCGGCGGACGTCTTATCCGCGAATGAACCGCCCTTCAGGCCGCTGATGGTGGTCTTCAGCGTGTCGAAGTCGCGGACCATCCCCGAGAGGTTGCCGGACTTGAAGCTGTAGAACATGCCCTCGATGGAGCCGCCCACGTCGGTGAAGGTGTCGGCTAGGCGCTGGGCCTTGCTGATCGCGGCATCCAGCGAATGCGACCAGTCCTCGATGCCATCCGCGACGGCCTTGAGGTCGCTCGGCTGGACCGTAAGCATCAGGTCCTTGTTGGCCTTCTCCAGCGCCTTGGTGTGCTCTGTGACGCTGGCGAGCTCCTTGCCGAGGACCTCCCGGCTTTCGATCTCCAGACGGAGGTCGTGGATCTTCACGGCTGAATCGACGTCGCCGCGTCTCAGCGCTGCTTCTATTTGGAGAGCGTCGTTCAGGCGCTCAGCGGCTTGAGCCGAGAGCCCAGCTGCTTTTGCTTCCTGTTCCAGGCCCGTGATATACTTGGCGGTTTCAGCCTGGGCCTGTTTCAGCGCCTGGGCTGCGGCGCGGGCGGCCTTCTCGGCTTCGGAGAGGCCAGCCGCGCGACCACCACCGCCACCGCTGGTCGCCTTCGGGCCAGCCAGGAGCTTTGCTTGCTCTGCGTCGAGGGCGTTGAGGGCGCGCTGGGCTTTAGCCGCGTCGATCGTGCCGGCGGCAAGGCCAGCCTGGATCTTCGTTCGTTCAGTCTGGATGCGCGCGAGACCGGCCTCTTTGGGCAGGGCCGAATCCAAGGCCGAGTTGATTTCCTTCTGAGACGCGGCCAGTTGCTGGTTCGTGTCGTATTGGGACTGCGGACCGAAGAACTGCTCGTTACCAGCCGCGCCGAGACCGGCATTGATGTTCTTGAGGCGCTCAATCTCCTCGCGACGTTGCCGCTCAGCCGCCGAATTGAGTTGACCTCCGAGGCCGGTCGCCGATCCGAGAAGCGCGTAACCCGCGAAGGCGCGAAAATCGAAAGTCTGAAGCTTACCGATTTGTTCGGAGTTCTTCGTCGTCGCAGCGTCGATCTCGGCCACCGCCGCAGCCCTGCGCGCATCAGCCAGCTTGTAAGTGCTTATCGTGAGGCCGCGCACCGCCTCGTCGGCCCGAACGATGATGTTCGTGTAGTCAACCTGGGCTTGCGCGCCGAAATCGGTCGCCGCGCTGGCCGACTCCATCGCGTATTTCATGGTGTCGAGGGCGAGGCGGAAGGCTTGCATCGCGACGTCGGCGACACTGACGCCGAGGCCCATTGCGCCAACATCTTGGGTCAGGCCGCGCGTAGACCCGGCCGCGGCATCTGTCCCCGAACGCACGCCTGAGAGGCTTTGAATGACCTGCTCAAGCGTGGTGTTCGTGGTGCGCTGCGCCGTGGTCAGGTCACGGGTGCTGCGCGTCGCCGCCGTGGTCGCGCCGACCAAGCGTTCCGTCTCGGCGCGCGTTCGGCCAAGCGATGCATCTAGCGCTTGCGCCGCCTGGGTATTGCTATTCAGCGCTTGAACGAGAGCGTCAAGCGAGGCGTCCAGGCGGCGAGTGGCGGTCTCGGTCTTCTTGACCTGATCCTCGACCTTGCCGCCGGCCTGCGCGACCTCTTTGAACTCGCGCTTGGTCTTTTCGGTCCCCTCACTCTCGATGCGCGCGATCAGGACGGCGAGTTCATCAGCCATGGCTCGCCTCCTTTGAGATATGCGGTTGTGGGGCTACGGTCGGCTGACCACCTGGGGAGGTCGTCGTGCGCGCTACGTGCTTATTGGTATTTTCGGCTTTAGCCCTCGCGTCTTGCAGCGAGGAGGTGAAGCCGAGGTCCGCAGCCCCGGAGGGCTGGCAGTATCGATCAATCACCGATCAGATGGACGGCCGCACGATGCAGGTCGGATGCGTCGAAGCCATCGAAGAGCTTGTCGCCAAACCGCCACACTCGAACGCCCGGCCGGAGCTGTGCATCAGTGCGGTCGACACCTTCGCGAACGTGTCCCTGCACATGAACGGCGCCGGCCAAGTCGTCTGCCACGACTGCACCGTGAGGACGAAGGTCGACACCCAAGAGCCGGTGCGCATCTCAGCCAAGGACGATGGGAACGGAGGAATAGACGTCCTCTATCTCCAAGACGAGGCGTGGCTGCTCAACGGAATACGGGCGGGCGCAAAACGCGTGGCCGTCGAGCCTGAGCTCTACCAAGCCGGCTATCCCGTGATCTGGTTCGACGTGGCCGGGCTCAACTTTGCGAAGCTCGATCTTCCCGAGAAGGACACCCCGATGCCGACCCCCTGAGCGAAGGCCACCCTGCTACTAGTGCCCCCGAGGTGATATCACTTTCTGCAATCGGACGCTTGCATTCTGTGCAAGCATGGCTAACATATCTGCATGAACAGCAGACAGAAAAAGACGCTTCAGGCGGTGTTCCGGACCCCAGTCTCGGCGACCATCGACTGGGCCGACATCGAAAGCCTGCTCAAGGGCGCTGGGTGCACGGTGATTGAGGCATCAGGCGCCCGCGTCCGCTTCGTCCATGGCCAAGAGGTTGCGACTTTCCACCGGCCCCACCCGGAGAAGGAAGCCAAACAGTATCAGGTCCGCGAAGCGCGGGAATTCTTGATGAGGATAGGAGTGAAGCCATGAGCACGATGACTTACAAGGGATACGCCGCCCGCGTCGAATACGACGACGCCGACGGGATTTTCTTTGGTCGGATCGCTGGCATTCGTGATGGCGTAAGCTTCCACGCCGACACCGTTGCAGAACTTAAGCGCGCATTTGCCGAGGCGGTGGACGACTACGTCGCAACGTGCGCCAAGATCGGCAAGACCCCTCAGAAGCCCTACTCTGGACAGATCATGGTGCGGGTCGACCCGCAGGTGCATGCCAATGCCGCCATAGCCGCAGAGCTATCAGGCAAGAGCCTCGCGAAGTGGACCGAGGAGAAGCTTGCGGCCGCGGCAGAGGAAGCGTTGCACGCCTGATCAGCCCTTCCTCGGTTCATCCTTCGCCCTGGCGTTCAGCCAGAGCACGTCCATTCGCATGATCGCCCGGCGCTCCCAAAGCGCGAGCCTGACGTACTCGTCGCGCTCCCATCGGCGGATATGGTCGCGGTCGATGGGGGATGGTCCGAAGCCGTTGCCGCCGGTCTCGTTGCGGATAGCCCAGAAGTGGCGCCAGACGTGGGCCGCGGCCGGCGGGAGCTTAGGCAGGTTGGCAAGGCGGGCGATCTCATCCACCTCGCCCTGGCGCGCCAGGCTCTCAACATGGTCCCGGATCGTATTGCCATCGCTGGCGGGCGCGCTGAGCTCGAGTTCGCTCTTGGCAAAGACGAGGAGATCGCGGCTCAGCGCTCGGTAAAATTTCCGATCGTCATCGACGCTTTCGTCACCTGCTCGCGGACGCGGCTCGATTTGGAGCACAGCAGTAGTGCGTTGTCTGGCGTGAAGGGTTCCTTCGCATTCCAGCCGGCGATGCGGGCCGCGCAAAGGGTGTCGCGGAACCGGATGTCTTCGGACGCCGGCTTGATCGGTAGTGGTTCGCCAGGCTTGGCCATCGCTTCGACGGCGGCGGCGCGAGCGCGCTCCTCATCCACCAGGCGGTTGCGCACCGCTTCCACTGGCGCGGCTTCGTCACCGAAGACGTCCAGCACTAGGCCGGAGGGCAGCCCAGCGGGCGTGAGAACCTGAAGCTTGAATGGCGTTTCGCCGGCCTTGGCGTCGTCGAACTGCGTAATGGACGGTTGGGTCATCTTGCTGCTTTCGAAAAAGCACGCCGGAGCAACCGGCGCGTGAAGTTGGGGGAAGCGTTGTTTCGCGACAGCCCTACGCGGCTTGCGAGTCTTGGATCATGAAGATGGACTGTTGGCTGTCGGTGCCAGAGCCGCCGGCTCCGTAGTATTGGGCGTCGAAGGCGTAAGTCCTGATGATTTCTTTGCCGTCGTCGTCGTCGTCGGTGAAGATCTTGCAGGCCGGCATGACGAAGGAGATGAAATCTGACGTGGCCGTGCCATTGGCGGCGATCACGAACACAATCGACACGACGGTCTGAGAATCGCGCAGCGCCATCAGCGTCGTCGACGTGAACTTGGCCGTGATCGAGCCAGTGACGGAGATCTTGCCGCGGGTCAGGTCGGAGTGGCTGTTCGACCCGACCTCTGGCGAACCGGCGCTGGTGTCGCCGTCGACCTTGAACGTCATGCCGGTCAGGTTGGTGATCGATCCATTGACGATCGCCTTCCCCTGAACCGCCGCCATGACATCGGTGGTGGAGGCCGCGCTGGGCGAGGTCAGAACTTCGGCGCCGCCGGTCGTGCGCGACAGCCCCTGGATATCCCAGTTGCAGGTTGCAATGCCGGTCGCGGGAATGCTGACGTCGGCGGAGGCCGCCTTGGCGTCGGTCAGCAACTCGGAGGCCGAGATGATCGAGTTCCAGCGCTCCCAGCTGTAGTAGGTGTTCGTATGCCCCGTCGTCGGCGCCCAAGTGGTCTTGCCGACAGCCGTGATCGTGCAGCCGGAAATCGGGCCTTCCGCCACCAGGGCGACGCCGTTCAGAGGCACCACGGTGGCGACGGTCTGCGTCAGCGAGACGATCAGCAGGTTCTTGGCGATGTTCGCCGCGTTCAGCGTGCCGACCGAAAGCCGGATGACGTGGCCCTTCTTGAACCCAGCGGTGAGGTAGCCGGAGGACCGCGTCAGGGTGTAGGTGGGGCCGGACCCGGCGATGGTGATCGCGACGCCGGTCTCTGGCGTAACCGCGGCGAAGTCCTTCCGCAGCAGGTTCGCCCACTCCAGCGCATTGCTGCCAGCGGAGATTTCCGTCGCATACGGGATGCTTCCCGTGCTCGGGCCCTCCGTCGAGCCAGTGCTCTGCTGATGGCTGACGATTTCGTTCGAGCTGTACTTCTCGCCAGCCTTGCGGATTGGGGCGGTGACCCGACGCATGTACTGGGAGCCGCTGGAGCCGGGCGTTCCGAGCCCGGATTGAACGACGCGCTTGAGGACTGTGTCGACGGCATTGGCCTGAGCCATGGCTTGATCCTTTCAGGCATGACGAGAGACCCGCGAGGCCTGGGCCGTCGGGCAGATGGAGCGGTGGTTTGCGGGACTAGGAGACGGTGACGGGCGCCATGAACGGCACACGCACTGGGATGCAGTAGCGGTCGGCCTCGACGTAGGCCGGCAGGATGTTCGGGGTCAGGTGGATGGTCACGGTCACGCCGCCCACGGGGGTCAGCGAGCGGCCGCGGTAGAAGGTCGAGCGGATCAACTCGGCGCGCGTCTCAGCCGCGCCACTGCCCATCTTGGCTGGATAGCAGAGCGTGACCTGCAGGAAGCCGAGCGCCACGTAGCTGCGGCTGATCTCGGCGTTGTCGGGTGTCGCCATCAGCAGGTCGGCCCGCTGATAGGGGGTGGTCGCCGAGGGCGCAGGGTTCAGCGGCGGGTCGTTCTGATAGAGCGTCGCCAGGGTCGGCGTGATCGCAGCCAGCGCCTGCTCCAGCGCCGCGCGGATGCTGATCGTGCTCATGCGGCGACCTTTATGGCCGCCGCGGCGACGATCGACTGCCACTCCAGGCCCGTCAGTCCGACGAATCCTTGGGGCGCTTGCTTCGAATGCCCTCTTTCGAGCGCGGTCGCATATGGCGCGCTGTTCGAAACGAAATGGACGAAGGCGGTCGCGGGCTGAGCAATGTCGCCGATATCATTGACGACCCTGACGTGTCGGACGGCGTCCTCGAACAGGATGTTCGGCGCGCCGGCTTGGTAACGCCAGTTGCTGACGAATCTTCCGGTGTCCACGGGCGATCTCGTGATCAGCCGCCGGCCGACCTCCTGGATCGCCTCAGTGACGACGTCGTCGGCACGCTCCTCCACAATGGTGGCGAACTGCCGGATCTTGTCGCCGAACTGGCCCATCAGGCGGCGCGGCGAAGCTGGAGTGTGTAGCGAACCACCACCCCGCCCACCAGGGTTTCGGCGATGGCGACCACAGTGAACGTGCGGCTGTTGACCACGAGCGAGTCCGCCAGGGTCGGCGGCGTTAGGAATTGGCCAGGGTCGATGCCCAGCTTCTGGTCGTCAGCCTCGACGCCAACGCCCTGTTTAAGCTCTCGCCTGCAGGCGCCGACAGTGGCCCTGATTGTGCGGCTGGCCGTGGTCAGGGCCGTTTCGCCCGTGGCCAGGTTACGAGACGCGCCGCTGACTGCGGTGTGCGTCACGTTGCTGTTCAGGCCCGCGTCCTCGATCCCCGCCAGACCGGCTAGGACGTCATCGCTCAACGCCATGTTGCTTCCCTCCGCTTGGGGGTTAAGGTCGGCCCATGGCGGGCAAGCTCAGCGACAACGACATCTCGGATCGGCTGTACGCCGCCATCGAGGCGCTGGGCCTGGAGGAGGACGCCGAGACGGTCCGTGGCGACACGACGCTGAAGGCGGCGCGTCAGGCGCTGAACCTGCTGCACCTGGGCCTACTGGCCGCCGGAAACGCCCACGAGGACGAGAACCCGGTGATCAGGCCGCGAGGGCCACTCGCGCCGCCCTGATCTCCATGCGGAACCTGCAGCGGCAGCCGAAGTCGAAAGGCGTGTGCATCTTCGGCCCCATCGGGGTCTGAACCGGCTCATGCAGGCCAACGCCGCCGGGGTTCATGCCGGGGATGAGGCGATGTTCCGGTCTGACCTTTTCATCGCCTCGGGTAACGGGGTGGCGACGGATCTGATCGAGATCCAGAGCGCCCTTGTCGACGGCCTGCTGGTAAGCTTCCTCCTGGGCCATGCTGATCGCCTTCTGGCCCTCGGCCATTGCGATTCGCGTGGCCCGATAGCGAAGGGCCTGATTCGAATAGGCGTTGATCATCTTGCGTCGCAAGTCGTCATCCAGCGGCCGACCTTCGCGGATCGCCTTGGCGACTGAGCGATCGAATCGGCCATCCCGAAGCTGGCGTGTGAGTGCGTCAGGGTTTGGAACGCCGGTCAGCGCGTCTTCATATGACCTGAGCCAACGGGCCTGGCTGGAGGTGAGGCCAATCAATCCAGCTTCGCGGCGGCCAGTGACTTTCGAAATCCGGCCCACCAACTCTAAGGCCGCGTCATGCGGATTTTGGCCGATGGCGATGGCGCGGCCGATCTGCTCGCGCAGCATCACGCCCTGGTCGGACAGGATGTCGGTCAGCACCTGGCGGGTGGTCTGCCGAACCCACTCCTCTGCTCGGAAGCCGTGAACGTCGAATGCGACCCGGCCGGCGTAGTGCGACGTGCTGATCGCCGCCGCCGCGTCGACGCCGCTCGCCTCGTAGGCTGCCGAGAGCGCCCGGTCGAAGGGTCGAAGGCGGGCCGGGTCCAAGCCCACCTCGCGCATGGCGCCGGGAATGTCCCCTGCCCTGATCATCCGTTCCAGCCGGGCGATCACGACGCTGTCCCGCATGTCGTGAATTGCGGCCAGGAAGGCCTCGCGGATTTTCGGCTCCCAGGCCTGGACCAGATCCTCGATACGGTCGGGCTTGGCCATCAGCACCTCAAATTATACGCCGGGCTTCTGATCCTTCAGCGCACTGGCGATGACGCCTAGGGCCTCGGACACTGGCGATACGACCAGGACCAGCATTGACGGCCGCGCCCGGCGGTCGGCCGTTGAGGGACCCGAGGCCCCAATTCAGAGATCGAATGGATTCGTCGTGCTGTTCGCCGGGGTGGCGATGCCGAAGTAGTAGCCAGAGCCGCCGGAGCCCGCCCCGATCAGGGTCGCGAGCGCCTTGGCGATGGCGGGATAGGTCTTCACCGAGGAGCCGCCGATGGCGTATTCGACCTCCGTGTCGCCGGCCTTGACGCGCTTCAGCACCTTGGCGCCGGCTTCGACGTCAGGTGTAAGGGTGGCGCTCAGCTCGCGATAGCTGGCCTCGTTCGTGGCGTTCTTGACCTCCACCGGAACAGCGTCGTCCGCAACTTCTTCGCCTTCGGCGTCGGTGGCGTCCTCGCGCGGCCAGAGCAGGGCCTGGTCACGGCCGTTCAGCCGGCTGCCGTTGAACAGCCCGCCGAAGGTCGAGTCTATGTAGCTGGTCCCGCGGCGCAGCGCCTTCTCGAGGTCGGTTGTCCCGTAGGAGCTGACTTCGTAGCCACGCGCCGTCGCCCAGGCCTTGAAGTCGACCACGGAGACGTAGCTCTCGCCGTTAGCCAGGCCCGATCCGTCTTCCACCGTCAACATGGTCCGCTCCTACCTGATGACGCCAAGGTCGCGGGCCTCGCGGATGATGCTGCGCAGGCGCGCCGGCGGGGTGAGCACGACATGATCGCCGCAGAGTTCCCGCTGGCCAGCAACGCCCCAGGAACCTTCGCCGAGCGCTGCGATCTTGCGCTCCAGCGCCCGGAAGCGGTCGCCGTGTCGATGCGTCAGCGCCTGGTGGATGTGGACGATGTCGTTCACCGCGTCCCAGATCGGTTCGGACTCGATGGTGATGGTCATCGAGCAGGTGGCCACGTCAGTCTGCCTTGCGCAGCGCCGTTAGAAGCGCCTCGGCGTCGGGATAGGTGAACTGCACGCCAAGGAAATCGGCCAGGAACGCGCGTAGGGTTTCGGTCCGGGCCTCTTCCGGGGTCATGCTCAGCCCTCCGGCTGCGGTTCGGGTTGCGGATCCGGCGCCGGCTCCTCGGCGGGAGCGTCGGCCGTCGCGTTCAGCTCGGCGGCTGCGCCCTCTGCGGCGGCTTCCATGTCCGCCAGTTGGCCGGCGTTCTCGGCCGAGGCCCGCAGAGAGGCGTTCTCCGCTTCCAGGGCGGCCTTGTCGGCCTTGAGGCTGGTGATGCGCTGGGCCGCAGCATGAGCGGCGTCTACGAGCGCGGCAACGGCGGTGGCGGTGGCGTCGGATTGCACGGACATGGCGTCGATCGTCCTTTTCAGGGTGGCTTGCAGGAGGGCGATGGTCTGGGTCTGCGCGGCGATCACCTCGCGCGCCGCGACCTCGTGATGGGCGTGCATGGCCGTCAGGCGGCGGGCTTGGCGGCCGGCTTCAGGTTCGTCTTGGCGTTTCCGCGCAGCGCCTTCGGCAGGCTTCCGCCGGGCTTTCCGTCGCCATCGTGGTCGAAGGCCGAGCCGTCAGCCGTCGGGATGGCGGGCGGGTCGTCGATCTCGACCGCTCCGCCGGTCTCCGGCGCCGCAGCGATCACCTTGGCCTCGATCGGCGCGGGCGAAACGCTGACGTACCCCTCGGCGATCAGGCCCGGCACGCAGTCTCCGGGCATGTCAAGGACCTGGCCAGCCTTCGCGTGTTGCAGGGTGAGGCCATCCAGGCCGTATGGGAAGTCGCGCAGGATCTTGCAGGGGATCAGCATCGGATCGCCTTTCCGTCAGGCCGACTTGGCGAGCAGGTGCTCGGGCACGGTCGGCTTGGAGTGGTCGTAGCGTACCTCGATCTCTTCGGCCGTTGGCAGGTCGCGCGGCGTCATGATCACCCGCCTGCCGGCGCTGGTGGCGCTGTCCTCAAAGCGAATGTCCATCCCGTCGTAGCCGTAGAGGCGGTCATCCCGAGTGGCGCAGCCATCCATCAGGGACGTGCCGGCGGGAAGGCCGATCTCCATCCCGCGGGCCTTGCCGATGCCGAGATAGTACTCGACGCAGGCCCTGCCCTTCTCGGCCTGGTGGCTGTTGGCGTAGGTGAAGTCGATGCCGAAGAGCAGCAGCTCCTTGACGCCGAGGTGCACGGCATACGCCACGGCATAAGCGGCTGTGGAGTTGAAGTAGGCGACCCCGCCCAGGTTGTTGAGCACCTCCTCCAGCGGGAAGGCGATGCAGCCCGGATAGTGCGGATGCGGGACCGAGGTGTAGATCGGACCGGGATGCTGGCGCAGCCAGGGCAGCATCGCGGCGATGTTGCTCTCGGGCGCCGCCTGCGCCCGTCGCTCCTGCACCCGGATATCATCCATGTGAAACAGGCGGTCGCAGGTGATCGCATCGCCGACGGCGTTTATTCCCCAGACCTCATCGACCAGCTTCGACCGCGCGCCCAAGCGCTTGACGATGTCGACGTAGGCCTCAAGTGAAGGGCCCAGGCCCAGGATGGCGACGCGGTCCGGTACTGGCAGGCTGTAGGTTGCGATCACGGGTTCCGCTTCAGGTTCGGGGGATGGGGCGGCTTCGTTCTTCAGCCGATTGAAGCCGGTGTCGGTGGCGACGCTGGCCTCGGCGCGGCGCGCCTGGATGACTATGGTCCGGCCGTCGCTGATCGGCTCCACGGGCGAGCGCGGGCCTTCCTGCCCGCCCTGCCATTCGATGCAGAAGCCAGCCTTGGTCAGCAGGTCGCGGAACTCTCCGAGCGTGTAATGGCGATGGTGGAAGGCGTAGCCCTTCCAGGGAAACACCGTCTCGTTCGGCGCGCTGGCCAACAGGATCGGGGCAGCGCGCGCAACCTGCGCCAGCATGGGGCCGGGGTCGGGCATGTGCTCGATCATCTCGAAGCAGACCGCGGCGTCGGCCGGCGGGAGCTTAAGGCCTTGCACGGCCGCGCTCTCGAATTCGATGTTCTCGTGTCCGAAGTGCTTCCGGGCGAAGCAGATCGTCGACATGTCGCGGTCGATCGCGAGCACCTTGTGCCCGGCCTCGGCGAGGATGCGCGCGCCATAGC